CCGACATTGGTCTGTATGTGACTAAAGCTGCTCCATAGTAAAATGGAGAAGCATTGATCATAATCTTCAAATGAAGATTCATACGACCAGTGTAGTAGTTCTGAATCTTATTCTTAATCACGGCTTGGTTTAAATACTCATACCATGGAGAAAAAGAATCAGCAAGAGATCCGGCTTCCGTCCATGTGTAACTCTTGATTAACACAGGACGAGTCAAAAATTTCGACAGTTCAGCATCAGCAGAGAAAAGATGAGCTGACAATTGTTCCATTGGTGAAACTATTGTCATTTCCATACCTTTCTCTGCGTCAACTGATTGTACAAGAGTCTGTACGTCATTCTGAGAAGTTGTATTTGATGATCCAACCTCCTCTTCAGCTGATTGCAAAATGCATCTAAACTTTGTATTAACAGTCTTTGTATGGTTCTGTGTAAAATTCGGAATAATATTATTATTAACCGTATTACAATTAGGACATACAATCGCATTAAAATAAAGTCTAGAACATTTATCACATTCAGCATAGGCAGGAGGTATATCAGCATCAACAATGTAATCATATTGAGTCTTCTTCAAGTTACGTCTAATTTTTGACTGTGGTCTTTCGCCACTAAATAAATTTTTATATTGATTTTGTGCAAGTAAATTATTTAAGATATACATTTGTACTTATTCATGCATAAATGAAGCTAATCTATTGTGTCCCAGCAAACACATCTCTAAAAAGAGACTTCGAGGAGCGCTCTAGCGGGGATTCTCCACCTTACCCATTCTTCAGAGCTGTTCATTAACTTCAGTGAACAGATCTGACAGTAAACTGCAAGATGGGGGAGTATTTTGGTTCAGACTTGTCTCCTCAAGCCTTTGGACATTCTTAGATGATTGTTTATAACGCTCAACTAAGAGTTCCCATGTTGGAAATTCATTGCCTTCATAATACAGCTCTAATTGTAAGTCAGAGACCATTTCTAAAAAGAAGGCGCGCTTCTCAATAAACTTCTTCTTTCCATAAAAGAAGTATTCCATAACAGCACTATTCATAATAGCAATGCTTTGTTGTTCAGCGCAAATAGTTTTTGAGGGGACCCAAATCATCAAAGATTTGATGATAGAGTCCTCCTCAAGAGGACACAGATATCGTTCCAAATCATCACTGAAAACCCACTTTCTTTTCAAGAAAGAAGTTTCAGAAATGTTAATATATGGAACACTTTCTGCATCCTTTTCAGCCATTGTGTACTTGACACCATATGTGTCTAAAGTTCCAGCAATGGCTGTGTGGTTGAACCACGGAGCGTTCTTAGAGACTCCCATGATATTATCATCACCATAAGTCATAAGATGTACATTTGTCTTGAATGTTTCAATCTCATGATCTGGATTTAAAATATAGTAGCAATATCTCATATAAATAGAGTTTGC